ACTACGCCATCACAATGTCGTCCCGCGCCATTAACACCGATTTCAACGGTGGCAATGGCTCTAACGGCACCATCGCTGACGGCAGAACACTGCGTGTTGCTGGGATCCCGATCTACAGCAGCAACAACGTGACCCAGGACGATTACACCCTGGTCGCTGGTGATTGCAACGCTGAGTACGCACAGGACCTGAGCAAGTGCAAAGGCCTTGTGTTCCACAAAGACGTTGCTGGCGTTCTGACTCTGCTGTCTCCCTCTCTGCAGGTGACCAGCGGTGACTGGAACGTTTCCCACCAGTCAACTCTGTTGGTTGCTCGTCAGAACCTCGGCATGGGTGTTCTGCGTGCTGAGTGCGCTGTCGCTATCGACATCGCTTGATATACGCTTCAATTGACGAAGCAGTCACGTCGGGTCAGGCCTTCTGGGTCTGGCCCCTTTTTTTGGGCAGCCGTAACATGAGCACAGCACCTGTGCATAGCAACAATGGCGACGGCCCAGCAGTCACAGACTCCGGGGCGGACGACGCTGCTGGATGCTGTGAATACCTTGCTAATGAATATCGGCGAGATGCCGGTAAGCAGCCTTGAGAACCAGCAGATCCAGGACGCTCGAATGGCCGAGCAGACGCTGCTGGAGTTTCACAAAGAGGGCCAAACCCGCGGCTGGTCCTGGAATATGGAGTTTGCCTACCCCTTTGCCCGAGACGCAAAGACGGGTGAGGTCAAGGTTGCGTCAGACATTATCCAGTGGTCAGTTGACCCGTATCACCTGAACGGCCGCTATGTACTGCGGGGTTCTCGGGTTTATGACCGCAAGGAGAGGACCTATCAGATCGACGAGAACGATGCGCCGATCAAGGCTGATGTGACCTGGCTGTTGTCCTGGGACAACTCGCCTGAGGCATTCAACCGCTGGACAACAATTCGCTCGGCGCGGGTATTTGCTTCGCGGATGTTGGGCTCTGACTCGCTGGTGAATTACACCGCAATTGATGAGCAGGCAGCGCTGACTGCATTGATGCAGGTGGAATACGACCAGTCCAACCCGAACTCACTTACTGGCGGTCCTTTCTCGGCACCGTTCCCCACCTACAGCGCCGACACCGGCTTGCGCCGCGGCATGTTTGGAGGTGCTCGAATTGGCTGATCTCGTTTCTTATGCAATCCCCAACCTGATCCAGGGGGTTAGCCAGCAGCCGGACGCACAGCGAGATCCATCTCAAGCCGCTATTCAGGTCAATGCGGTTTCGTCAATTGCTGAGGGACTCAGGAAGCGGGATTTCACTCGGACGTTGGCGCGTGTCAGTGAGAGTGATTTCGGTGATGCCTTTATTCACTCGATCCTGCGTGACGAAAACGAGGAGTACCTAGCTGTCATCACGAACAGCGGGATTCAGGTGTTCGACCTGGACGGTGAGGCGCAGACGGTCAATGAAGACACCGACGCTTTTGACTATCTGGACAGCGTTACGGACGCTCGTTCGCAGATCCGTGCGGTCACGGTTGCTGACTACACCTTCATCTGCAACCTGAACACCAACACGGCGATGCAGGCGGACTTGGCGCCGCAACAGCCAAGGCCTGCTGACCATGAGTGTTTGATTTGGATTCGAGCTGCCAACTACGGCCAGACCTATCGGGTCAACGTCAACGGCACTGAGATTGAGGTTGAAACACCTGTTGCCCCTGTGATCACAGAAGACGGTGTTGTTCAAGAGAACCGGATCAGCTCTGAGGAGATTGCTCAGGAGTTTGCTGATGAGCTGGACGACATCGCTGGGATCACAGTGCGACGTGAGTCGTCAGTGCTCTGGCTGACCAGTGCCAACCCGATCACTGTTGCTGTTGCTGACGCCCGAGCTAACGCTGACATCACGGCAATCCTGGGCACTGTCCAGGCATTTACCGAGCTGCCGACCATTGCCCCTATTGGTTATCAGGTGGAGGTCGAGGGCGACCCAGGCAACAACTTCGATGGGTATTACGTCCACTTTCAGCCCCGCGGGGCAGACGTTGAGGACCCTGGTGACCCGCCGGAATTTGGTGAAGGCTCCTGGCTGGAAACTGTTTCGCCTGGCGTTGAGTTTCTGGTTGACGCCGACACCATGCCGCACCTGCTGATTCGGCAGAACGATGGCGAGTTTTGGTTTGGCCCTGCCAACGGTCAAGAGGTTGCTGAGATCCCTAACGATGTGCCCGAGTGGGGTGGTCGCACCTGCGGTGACGAGGACACTGCCCGTGATCCAAGCTTTATTGGCTTCCCAATCAACGACGTTTTTATTTTCAAGAACCGGCTTGGGTTCTTGGCTGACGAGAACGTGATCCTGAGTCAGACGCGGGAGTTCTTCAACTTCTTCCCTGAGACGGTCACCACGATCTTGGATACCGACCCGATTGATCTGGTTGCCAGCAATAACAAGGTCTCGGTGTTGCGTTATGCAGTGCCGTACCAGGACGAGTTGATCCTGTTCTCGGCGCAATATCAATTCCGGTTCAATGCGGCAGAGACCGTTTTGACACCAAAGACTGCGCAGCTAACAGTGCTGACTCAGTTCGAGGTGGACATCAACTGCCGGCCCCAGCAGGCGGGTGGCGGAATCATCTTTGCCCAGGAGAACGGCGACTGGAGCCAGATGCGTGAGTTCAGTGTCCGCGGTGCGGGAACTGCGCTGACGGCTGACGCGGCTGACCTGACTGGTTATGTCTCCAGCTATGTGCCGGCTGAGCTGTTCAAGATGACAGTCAACGACACAGGCAATGCTCTGTTCGCCATCAGCGGCCGGAGCGTCACAGGCGGTACTGACTACCGGAAGCGGATTTACACCTACAAATACTTCTTCAGGAACCAGGGCGGCGGTGTCGAGCGTGCCCAGTCCAGCTGGAGTTACTGGGACTTCGCCGGGGTAGACGAGATCCTCCAGGTGCTGTGCGTCCGTGAGGATTTGTACTTACTGATGCGCTATGGCGACAACGTTTATCTAGAGCGGATGTCTGTGAAAGACAGGCAGGAGGAGACCGCCAGCGTCGCCCCTTACGCGATGTTGCTTGACCGTCGCTCAGACACCACAGACGACACCCCGGAGGACGTTCGGCTGGCAGCCGGCACCTACGACAAGCAGACAAACACCACTACCTTCACGCTGCCCTATACGGCCACTGCGAAAACGCAGATCTGGACCATGTGGGACATGACCGATGAAGACACCACTGGCCCAGTGCTGATTGGTGAAACAGAGGACGGGACTGAGGTCACCGGTAAGGGTGATTTCTCTGATGTTGAGTGTGTCTGCGGTGAGCCTTACGAGTTCCGCTATCGGTTTACCAAGTTCAAGATGACTCGGGAGATTGGTGGTGGCAAAGCCGCGGCCAATGCAATGCGGACTCAGGTTCGGACTGCAAAGCTCCGGTATCACGAGACCGGCTACTTCAAGGTCATGGTGATGCCTGAGTACCGGGACAACGGGGAATACGTTTACGACGGCACTGTTTCTGGCGTCAGGAATGCAGCGATTGGATCGCCTGCTCTGGGCGATATGAACTCCGACAGTGTTCGATATTTCGAGGGTGTATTCAATATTCCTATTTACGGGCAGGGCGAGCAGATACTTGTTGAAATACGGAGTGACCGGCCAATACCTTGCAAGTTCTCCACTTGTGAATGGGTTGCGCTTGTCTCTACCAGAGCGAGGGCATTGCAATGAAGTGGGCTCAGACAACAGAGCACCATGCTTTTTTTGTTGCCGAGAACCTGAGGGAGGAAGACAAGACAGAAGTGTGGCTTAGCCATCGCATGAGCCCGCTAGAAGCGGTGATGCTCAGCTATACGGAGAGCGATTTGTGCCGCACCATCGTGTCTGACGATGGCGAGCCGCTGGCTTTGACGGGACTCGTGGGCAATAGGATCTGGCTTCTGGGCACAGAAAAGTTGACGGCAACACGCCAAAGACGTTTGCAACTGTGCAAAGAAGGGCGAGGATGGGTTGAGACATGCCTAGAAGCTGCAGGAATGGCCATCGGCAATGACGTTTACGCGAAGAACACTCGCAGCGTTCGATGGCTGAAGCACCTTGGCTTCAATGTCGCTAGCCCCCGTCCGCTTGGTGAAAGCGGCGCTCTGTTTTCTGAGTTCTGGAGGGCTAGCTAATGGAACCAATGACAATGGCCCTCATCTCTGGGGGCCTTCAGGCCGCGCAGGGAGCACTTCAGGCAGGGGTTAGTCAGTCAGCTGCTCGGCAGAAGTACGCCAGCGACCTTGCTTTTCAGAGCGCTAACAACCGTTTCTCTACTTGGCAGGCAGGCTTCAATGCCAAGGTCCAAGACGTAAATAAGCAGCACAAGTATTGGCAGGAGACTGTCAATTACAACCAAAGCCAGATCTTCGCCAACTCCCAGCGCAATGTGGAGTTGATGAAGGAGGCCGAGCAGGCCCGCGTTGTGTTCGAGACACGAGCCAACGCTGGTGCTGCTTATGCGCTGGATTCCACTGCATTGAGCGATGGCTACCGCGAGGCAGAGATGGCCGCGGCGGTTGCCCAGCAGCAGTACACCTGGCGGGCGTTGCAGGCACGAGCTTCTGTCCAAGCAATGGGTCAGGAGGGCAACAGCGTTGACCGGATGGTCAATGACTACGCCAGGCAGCTGGGTGACCAGATGGTGCTGGAGGAGATCAACAGCGGCATCCGTGATCGTCAGTACACCCGCGCCCAGGCAGGGCAGGTGGCGCAGTACATGAGCCGCTGGAACAGCCAGACCTTCTACAACAAGACCCCGGTGATTGATCCGGTGATGCCGTTCGCGCCATTACCGACGTTGATCACACCACCACCACCGAGCAGGACTGGGGCACCACCGAGCAACGCTG